CAGTAAGACCACCAGTGGGGTCTTTATCTGCCTTAGTCATTGATACACCCTTAGACATAAAAAATGTAAGCTATTTAAAATATAACACTATTACGCAATCTTTAAACTATTGCGGTTATTTTTCTTACGTCTGTGCTGATAAGCTATCTTCTTTGAACTTGTCTTGCTTGCTTTAAATTTTCTTGTTTCTCCGCTAGTCATTTCTTTTGTGGTCTTTGGAGTTTCACTACTAACTCTCTTTGAAGGTCTACAGGCAGGGTAGCCTTTACGCTTCTCTCCTTTCTGCCGACCACAAGGCTTGCCTGTCTTAACGTCTACCCATTCCTCCTTGAACCATCTGCGTAAACTCATTTGCCTACTTGTTTCTGTGCTGCTGTATGTGCAGCTTTGAATGAAGAACCTTCACGCATAAGTTTTTTCATCAAGTCCATGTGTTTTTTGGAATGATGCTTTGAATGTTTGTTGAGAGTAATTATTTGTTTAGGTGTTAACTTTGCCATTTTTCTTTTTCTTTTTAGAATTTTTAGCCAAGATCATAAAATCTTCTCTACTGATTCTGCCATCTTTGTTAACATCAATCTTTTTTTGATTTCCTTTTAATGTCATGATTAAGCAACCCTCAATGATTTTCTTGTGTAGCCACTAGCTACTCGTTTTACACCGCCAACCTTGACTTGTCCTTTACAGACCTTAACAGCATAGGCATTAGCGTAAGCAGAAGGATAGACCTTAAACTTACGCTTTGCTGCTGCTTTACCTCTAGCACATAATTTAGCCATTAGCCAAATACATCACTACCACCTAAACGTCTTTGTACGTCTTCGGTGTATGTAACGTCTTTTCCGTAACGAGGGTCAGACATGGCAGCTACTACCTCTTGTGTTGATCTGTAAGGTGTAGGTCCACTGGAAGCAGGTCTTCCAGAGTATAAGCTTGGTTCAACTCCCATAGCGTTTTGGTATCTAGTATATAGTCCTTGTACCATCATACTAAGTTGTGGACCAGACATTGTGTTTGTTGCTTCATTGAAAGCTTCTATCTCTGACTTGGATAGATTTTCTAAAGCCCAACCAACCATCTTGCCATACGCTTCATCTCCACCTATAGAATCTCTGATACCTTTTACTTCCTCTTGTGCCAGTTCTTCTGCTGCACCTTCTCCATCTTCTGTATATCCCATCTCTGCTGCTCTACCAGTAAGGTAAGAGTCAACAGCATTTTTAGATAAACCAGCATCTAATAAAGATTGATACATTTCTTCTGGTATCTCTCCTTCGTTCTTGTGAAACTCAGCACTAATTTTGTATGGGTCAATGTTGTTCTCTTTAAATATCTCCCCTAAAATTTCTCCATAGTTTTCATTTACAGAGTTGTAATCTACAGTTCCATCTTCTTGGTAATAATCTTCATAACCTTCTGGTACTCCTGTAGTTTCTTCTGTTGATTCAGATGCTTGGTCTTCTTCTGTAACAGAACCAAGTTTACCTTCTAGTTCTTTGTAGCTTGCAGCTAAATCTTCAACAGATTTAAACTTGCCAAGAATAAGACCATTTTCATCAGTTTCATTTTTAGCTAAAGTCTGTAAATCTTCAGCAGACATTGGTGGTGTCTCAGACACATTTACTTGTGATGAAGTCATAGTGGTTTTCTTTTAACTATAGTGAATTGTACTGCCATGTCTAGTGGTGACATCACCTGTCTTCTCTGGTACAGGGTTTTCTTCGTACTCACCTACACGACTAACGACAGCTTTTTCAGAGACAAACTTTCCATCTTCATCTCTTTTTCTACTGGACTTCTTGGTTGGCATCAGGGGTTCCTCCTTGTTGTTGTAGTTGTTGTGCCTGTGCATCAGCTAAACCTGCTTCTGCATTTACTTTAGGGTCAAGTAAACGTGAACCTAAAGCTGCTGGTCCAAGACTTTGAATAAGCTGTTGTTGTGCAGCAGCCTGTTGTTCTGCTTGGATTTCTTCTTGTGTTTTTACTAGGTTAGCAGTATCTATACCGATACTGGTAGCAAGACGTTTGACCGCTTCATCTACATTGACGTACTGTCTCATTACATCTGGTCCTAATGCTTGAGCTACAGTTGTTATAAATTCAATCAGTTTGTTCCTATCATTACCTCTACCAAGCCCTTGAAGTCCTGTCACTATCTTGGGTTTTACCAATTCATCAGGCAGCTTGGGAACTTTACCCTGTCTAACTAATAAGTGCATACGTCTTCTTAGATATGGTAGTTGGAACTCTTGAGTCAAGATACTATAAATACCACCAAGACTATTCTCTAGCTCTTGCGCCATAAGATTTATCTCTGCTGCTGTCACTCTTTCTGCATCACGTTGTACTGATCTTGCCATCAAGAAAGCAAACTCAAGTCTTGCTTCTATTCTTTGTATTGCACTGAAAGCAACAGAGAAGTCTGCACTTTTGCCAACCTGCATGACAGAAATATCTGCTGCTGTACCTTCTCGTATGGCTCCATTGGGTGCTTTGGCTATAGTCGCTGCCCTTGTGATTCCATTGGGATTGACAAGAAATAAAGTCTTAGCACTGGCAGCAGCACCTTCGATTATTGCTTGCATCAAAGACTCAAGACTAATTAAGTCTCCTCTGTATTCTTCTACATATCCTCTACCATAATCTTCTCCATCTACTCTGATAAATCTAAGAGGAATAAAAGGAGTAACATCTATCTTTGATCTGCCATCTGTGTTTGGTATCTTTTCTCCTTTACATTCTTGGAACCAAAAGAAATCATCATTCATTCTTTTGATAGATGTATATATATCCAAGTCACCCTTCATCATATCTGCGTCATAGTTCTCTTTTTTCTTAATCTGTTCTAGGAACTCAAGAGGAAGAGCCTGTGGGTGTACTGTTTCTTTAATAAGTATTTCTAAAACATTACCGACTTCATCACGCTTAACAACAAACTTAGATAATGGATATACTTTTAATCCTTTATCTGTCAGATATAGCAAGACGTTACCTGATACCACAAGATGTTTGAGTGCTTCAAACATGGCAACTCTATCGTTAGATATTTCTATCTGATTCATCAAGGCATTTTCTATTGTGCGTAGTCCTTTATCTATCTCACTTTGTAAAGCTTCCTGTCCTTGCTTTTTGATTTCAAGGTCATCTATTTCTAATTTAAAAAATGCTGTGCTTGGTGGCAGCAAAGTCATTAATAATTTATTCGATAAAGAATTTACTCCACGACTTCCTGTTGCTTGAAATGGTGTTTTTATTCTTGCTCTTGTACCAGATGTCTGCTCTGGTATCAGACTAGGTATGGTTAGCTTAGAAGATTCTTTTGCTTCTCTATCATAGACAGACCTGCTACTGACAAGTGCTTCATATCTACCTGCTGCTGTCGTTCCTTGTGCGGAGTATTCCATTTTATGAATAGTTTAGGTTACTAACATTTGAACTATTAGTAAGTAAAGGTATTTGTAATGACTTAGTACCCAATCGTTTTGGTGCTATAGCTCTAGCTATCTTTCCACCTGCAACTTTCTGTCCTGTCTTTTTCTTTTTAGGTTGACCCATAGTTCTATCGTCACCGATAGCAACCTTTGTTGCAGTTGCTTCTATTGCAGAATCAACTGGTTCTGCTTCTGGCAATGGTGGTGGTGATCTTCTTCTTCCTAAACACATAATTAAGCTGTCCTTGTTTTAGATTTTCTACCTGTAATACCTCTAGAGTATTTGCTTTTTAATCTAGCACGTGCCATATCTTTTGCCTTCTGTTTATTTCTAGCAAGATTAGCTTTTTGTTGTGCAGTTTTATTGCCACCTCCACTTCTTGTAAGTTTCTCAGCAGTTGTAAGGTTAGGGTCTACATAAGTTCCTTCTTCTTTCTGTCTCTTTATCTTCAAAGTCTCTGTTGCTTTTGCTGTATCTTTAGGGTCATCAACTCCTGTCTGTTCACCAGTTACAGTTACAGGTCTGTTCTGATATTCACGTTTGGGTGCAGACATTCTACCGCCACCGCCACCAAGACACATAGCTAGTTCTCCAGGACTCTGTTAGTTAACATAGTTTCTTTTTGTCTAAGTTGCTGTTCGATTAGATAGTCAACAACAGACCTCTGCCCTGCACGATACCACACTTCACGATCAGAAAAAGATAAGTCTGGGCATCTGTTAGGAAACACAGCATCTAAAGCTTGT